AGATGAGTTACACGATTAAGAAGCATCGTGAACTTGCTAAACTTGGCACTGAAGGTGCACGCAAAGAGTTTGACCGCTTAGACCCAAATATTCAAGACCAATTGAAGTTTATGTTTAAAGATGCGGAGTACATGCAGGAAGCACCTGATGCTACTGACCGCTTTATGGGTGTCGTTAAAGGCGCTGCTAAGATTGTGGCTTCTCCGCTTATTGGTTTATTTAAGTTGGGTGGACAATACAACCGTTTAATTAACGAGCCATACAAGGTTGCTCGTCAAGTTGCACAGGGTGCAGATTTATTTTCTGCTAAAACATGGACTGATGCATGGGATGGTAAGAACCAGTACGACCTAGGCGCATTAAAAGAAGCAACAGATTACTTTGGTAAGTTTGATGTTGAGGTAGCAAAGGGATTACTTGCTGGTAAGACTCCTGGTGAGATTGTTCAGGACTACGGCAAGGTAGACCCTAACCTACTTAACTCAATTAAAAAAGCATACGATGACCCTGATACTTTTAAGAAAGTTATTGATGGCGTAAAGTATGCACAGGTTTCACCTGGTCGAGACATTGCTCGTATGCTTGACCGCAGACCACCTTCAAGTGGAGTTAGCGGTAGCACTAAAAATGTTTCTGGTGTTATTGATTTTATTTATCAGATTGCAGTAGACCCTCTTACTTGGATGACAGGTGGATTAAGCAAGGGTGTTACTAAGGGTGAGCGTATTGCTAACTCACTTACAGAAGCAATCAACAAAGGCGTTCCAATTGAGAAGGCTGTTGAGACTACATTTAAAGACCCACTAGTATTTAACTTGTGGGAAAAAGGTATTGGTCCTGCAATTAAAAGAGTTGCAGATTCAGTAAACCCAGGTGAAAAGTCATTAGCAATTGATAACATTGCTAAAAACTTTCCAGGATACAACGACCCTGTTGCTATCAAAACACTTAGTGAGTCTAAAGTATTTGATGCTGGTAGCGCACAAAAGTTTTTTGAAGATGCTGGTAATTTAAATCTATTACTTGCTGGTCGTGTTGATGGCATTACTTATATGCGTAATGGCGTAGCAGTTGCTCGACAGAATCGTTTGATGTCTGATGCAATTACACGCTCACTTGATAGTTTATTTAACAACATGTCTAAGACGGGTGCAGAGCGCGATGCCGCGCTAACACCTATTACAGCAGCATTGCTTAATACTGAAGACGCTTTGCAGCGTCTGATTAATCCTGCATCTGACATGTCTGTTATTTTACAGGCTAACAAAGAGATTAAGGGTTGGAAGAAAGTTGGGCAGATGGCTGCCCGCTCTCCACAAGGACTAGAAGTACGTATTGGTGTTAACGCAGTTGACACTGCTGGTAACTTTACAGCACGTGCTCGTCAGATTTTGCCTAAAGAAATGGCTCAAGCATTAACAGTACGCTTCCTTGAGTCATCTGCTGATGAACAGATTGTTATTTTACGTAACTTAGATGCTGCAACTATGTACTCAATGGGTCTTGGTGGCAGTGTTAAGGGTGAAGAACTAATTGTTAAAACGCTTCAGGACAAGTATGGTGACAAAGCAGGCTTTGCAACTAAAAGAGACCTAGCAATTAACCCAGAACATGCTAAGTTTGCACCAGCAAACTCTGTGCGTGAATCTGAAACTGGATTTTTTGTTAACACAGAAGGTCCAATTCAGCCATACCAGACAACTTGGGCTGTTGGTCCACTACCTTACGATACAATTGGCTCAACTGTTTGGGAAATTAAGTCTAAGAAGAACATTGTTAATGCACTTGGTGGTGCAACACAGGGTTCTTTCTCAAAGAAACTAGTTGACACATGGTCTATCTTGACTTTGTTCCCACGTTTGGGTGTGCGTTCTGCAATTGATGAAGCAACAATGTATTTGTTGTCTGCACCTAATAAAGATTTGCGTCACTTTGCATCACTTGAAGGTTTTCGTTTAGGAAACATCTCTCGTGCTGCTACAGGTTCTAAGTCTGCTACTGGTCCAGTACGTCAAGGCATCCAGAAGGCATTAAGTTTTAAGCCTAAGTCTAATAAGCCTATGCGTATTGGCAAGCAGCCACGTTATTCACACGAAGAAGCGCTAACATTGTTAGACCGTCAAAATATTATTAACGCTAGGGCTGCTGAATTAGAAGTAGACCCAGCAATGTTGTCTAGTTTGGAAAAGCGTCAGGCTATTTCTGACCATGTATCTCAAATGTATGGTCGTTACGTTGACCCTGAAACTGCTGGTTATTTAATGCAGGCATTTATTCATTCACCTGATGCGTTAAACTCTATGGCTGCATCACTTGTGGCTAGCAGTGGTATTTCAGGTCGCTATGGCGATGAAGTTGCTGCATCAATTATTACACCATCTATGCTTGACATGGCTTTTGAAGCCATAGGCATTAAGATGGGTAAGGGTACACGTACCATTGATACTGGTATGCTATCAGAGCAAGAAGTTGCACTAGCGCATTTTGAAAAATGGTTTAAGATGCTTGCTGGTAACAAGATTAAGTTAACCGATGAGCGTACATTTAATCCAGCAGATATTTTCTTTAGATACAATGCGCTAAAGCCAGGCGAGATTGACCCTCGCACTGGTAAAGAAATGATGGAACTAGCATTAGATGCTGGTATGCAGAAGATTGGCTTTGAGTTTAGTGATTTAACTAAGACTTGGGTTATTAGAAATAACGAAGACCAAAAGGCTATCAATGCGTTTTTAGAACGCTCTATGTACACAGTACAAGCCCGTGCTAAAGGTTTAGATGATGAGCAAATTGTACGTGGACAGTTGTTCCGTATGTTTACGGACATGTATGAGACATTCCACGGGGATGCAAACAAGTTTAATGAAACACTACTTGATGTAGTTAGAAGTAGTTATAACGAACTATCACGTATGGGTGCTAATACTGGTCGTATTCCTTCATGGAATGAAGCAGTTGCTCGTATTCCACTAGATGAGTTCCAAGATGCAAGTAAAGGCTTCCGCATTAGCGGACCTATTAACACTGAACTAGCATTTGGTGACTTTGATATTGAGTCTGTATTTAGACGTGCTGGTAATACTATGATGGACTGGATGGACCAGCAAGTAACTGGTATCTTCCGTCAGCCAGCAGTAATGGTTACATATGCTGCACTTCGTAAGAAGTACAAGGGTATTGAAAAAGAGTTTGTACGCCAACAGGTAAAGAATGAACTAGGTCCTTTTGCTGGTGCTACACAAAAGCAAATTGATTCTATTACTGAGAAGTATAAAGCCATTGCAGAGAAGCGATTTACTGAATTAGCAGTGCGTGAAGCAGCAGATACTATCCTTAAGTTTGCTGATAACCCTAAGATTCGTTCTAACTTCTCATTTAGTTTACGTACTGTAGGTCGTTACTACCGTGCAACTGAAGACTTCTATCGCCGTCTTTATCGTTTAAAGGATGTTGCACCACGTACGCTATACCGCCTGCGTTTATCTAATGTAGGTCTTGAGGCTAGCGGTGCTATCCATGAAGACCAGAATGGCGAACCATACGTAGTAATGCCTATGGACAATGTAATCTTTAAAGCAACTGATGGTGCGTTTCGCACGCTAACAGGTAACTTAGGATACAGTCAGCCGTTGTTTAATGAGTTTACATTTAAACTCCGTATGGTTAACCCATCATTTTCACAAGATGCTGGTCTTCCTACGCTATCTGGTCCTGTTGCAGGACTAGGTGTTATTGGTATTAAAAACCTACTAGGTGTAGTACCAGGTAAGATTCCGTTTATTGGAGATACATTACAGCCATACTCACAGCAATTAGGTGAGGGCATTGATACATTTGCACTAGGTAACATTGGTGATAACATAGATGTTATACGCGCTACCGTGCCTTCTTCACTACAACGTGTATGGGGTATGTTGCCATTTAATGAGAAGTCTCGTCAAGAGACAACTGCTGCTATGCAGGCTATTGCTTACAATGCAGCGCATGGCGTGGGTATTGACCCTAATGCTACTGATGAAGAAAAGGCTAAGTACCTAGATAACATTCGTATTTCAGCACATAACGTGTTGTTTATGCGTCACTTCTTAGGGCTATTCTCACCAGTTGCTCCTACAACTATGGAGTCTGTAGGTGTTCCTGACTACATCAAGGACACAGGTATTACTAGCCTACGTTCAGAGTTCTTTGACATTCTTAATGGAATTACTGCTGCTAATCAGGGTGACATTACAGACCCATACGAAGAAGCATTGGCTACATACATTGGCACTAACCCAGGCAAACTTATCTACACAGTATCTCGTGAAGATAAGCAGACTAGAGTTCTTATTAAGAACACAGATAAGTTGAAGGACTGGGGCATTAGAAATGCCAAGTTGGTAGAGCAGTATGGCGAAGCAGCCTACATCTTTGCACCACAAATTGGTGACTTTAACGCTGCTACATACAACTGGATTCAGTCAGCAGGACTTGTTAAGAGCAAGAGCCTTGAGAAGTACTACAAGGATTTACAGACAGCAGAAGATAAGCAGAAGTATTATGACATTGCACGTCAGGAAAAAGAAATCCTGAGCAACATGTCAGACCCAGAACTGCGTGCTAATGTTATTAAAGCAGCAACACAACAGCGCAATGCGCTTAAGGCTAACAACCCATTGCTTAACTCAGCACTAATTGGTGAAGGTAATACCATTGGTAATGAAGCAGTGTTAATGAATAGTGTAGAGCAGATGATTGCTAACCCTAGTGTTGACATCAATCCAGCCACACGTCAGCGTATGGCGCTAGCCATCAAGATGATGCGTGAGTTTATTGCATTCTCTACTGACCCAGAACTAAAAAATGTAGCCAATGCACCACAGTTAAAGGCTGCACGCAAAGCACAGATTGAGGCTAACTTGAATGAACTAATGCTGGGTGACTTGTATTTAACAGAAGCAAACCGAGCAATCTTTAGGTCAATCCTTAATTTTTATTCACGTGATTCATACTATGCTTATAAGGAGTTAAAGTAATGGCTGACATTAGAGGTTTAGAAGAAGCCTTTGCTGCTGCTTCTGAAGAAGCGCGCCGTACGTATGACCGCCTTAATGGTACAGGTGGACGTGGTGGATTAGAACAAGATTATTTACTTGCTAAAGAAAAGTCAGAAAAAAATCCAGACGATAAAACGCTTAAGCAACGTTATAGCAATGTTAAGAAACTATACGATACTGCTGCTGCTGAATACAAGCGAGCACAAGATGCTAAGAACGCTGCACGTTTAGAACTCAATAGGGCTAACAAAACAAGCGAAAAAGAAAAAGGCGCTAAAGATTTAGTTGACGTATACAACAAAGCAGTAGATAAAGTTAAGAGTGCTGAAGCACTTATTCCTTCTCGTGGACAGGCTCAATACGATGCTGCTGTTCAGGCTGCCTATGATGCAGCCGCTGCTGCTAAAGCAGCAGGCGGTAAGGTATCACCATTGCCACCACCTGCTACTGGCGTAAAGCGACCAGAGGATAAAACATCTAATGCTGCTGGTGACAGCCCAGAAATATTAGAAGAAGTAGCCAATAACAAATATAAAGATTATACAATTAAATCTGATGGCTCAGTTGTTGCGCCTGGTGGAAAGCGTATTTATTTTGTTATTGAAAAAGATGCAAACGGTAACTCTGAAGTACAACAATATGAAAGCGTTGCTACTGCTCGTGATGCGTTCCTTAAGAACTATTCAGCACCAGGTGCTTTAGATAAACTAAAGCAACAGTTGCGTGCTAAGAATTATATTAGTGCAGAACAGTTAAAGACTGGCGATTGGATTCGTGGTCTTGATGACATGCTAGGTGATTACACCCGTGATGCTGTTACTGCCGTTAAGTATGGTGGGGCTAAAGAGTCGCCACTAATTGATGCATGGTTTGGTAAAGCAGTTGGTGGAACTGGTACAGGAGAAACTAGTAAGGCTGGTACCTGGAAAGATACAGGTCTTGACCTAACTACTGTTGGTGATGCATACAGAGACATCAATGATTACATGATTGATGCGCTTGGTAGAGAAGCAACTCAAGAAGAAAAAGCCGCTTACTACAAAGACCTTAATGCTCGTGAGTTAAAGTCAGCAGTTGAGACTGTTGAAGTACGCGATGCAACTGGAAAGATTACTAAGTCTAAGCGCACAGGCGACTTTGTTACAGCAGAAGAAAAACTTAATTCTAAGAACGCTATTGTTCTTAAAGCATTAGAAGGCACAGATGCTGGGACAATACTTAAGTCTGCTAAAGGCAGCCAAGTAGCCGTACAAATTGGTCAGTTGCAAAAGGCTGCTGCTAGTTATGGTCAGCCAATTTCTGCTGGTGAAGCACTTAAGTATGTCATTGAAGGTGGCACACAGAAGGATGCTCTTGCTAAGCAAACAGAACGTATGCGTCTTAACGCTATGACTATGTATGGCAACCTTAAAGACCACATCAAAGATGGTGGAAATGTTAAGGACATTGCAGACCAGTACGCCATGCTTAAGGCTAAAAAACTAGGCATACCTATAACAGATGCATTTAATGATAAAGATGTACAAATGGCATTAACTAAAGACGGTGGTCTTATGAGCACCGCAGAGTTTACAAGACAGATGCAAGCAAACCCACTATGGCGACAGACAGAAGAAGCACGCGAAACTGCTGCTGATTTTGCTAACACCATACTTAAGTCGTTTGGATTCATGGGCTAATGGCACAGACAGCAGCGCAAAAGGCAGCAGCAACAGCCTTAAAGCAAGCACAAGCATTGCTTGCTAAGCAGAAAAAACAATTGGCTGGTTTAGAGGCTGAACAAGAAACACTAAACCCTACACCTACCCGTGTTAATACAACAACGTTGCAAGGTATTATGGCGGCATCTGCTCGCCCTACTGCACAGGAAATTGCAGACGATGAGTGGTCTAGAAAAAAAGTAGGAACAACTGGTAAGACTCAAGCGCAGTTAGATGCAGCAGCAGGTGCTGCTGATGTAGTTAAAAGCATTAATGAAAACTACAGTGGTTTGGGTATTACATCTAAAATTGACCCCAATACTGGCAAGGTTATTACAACACAAGGTAACAAAGTAATAACTAACAATGCACCTGGTAGTCCGTTTGCTCCAGTTGTTTCTGTAGAAGATAAACCAGAAAAGAAAGAAATTAGCGATGCTACTCGTGATGCATTTGCTATGCTTACAGATTTATTTTCATCGTATGGACTTGAAAGTTTAGCAGGTGAAATTGCTGATTACATGAAGCAAGGGTTTACTGCAACTGAAGCATTAATTAAGTTAAAGACTAATCCTACTGGCGCGTATGCTAAGCGCTTTGCTGGCAACTTTGCTCGTGTAAAGAATGGTCTTAATGCTATCTCCGAGGCTGAGTATATTAACCTTGAAAACTCATACGCTAATACGCTTAAGGCGTATGGCTTGGGTAACATGGTTAGCCTTAACCGTGAAGATAACTACAAGAAGTTTGCTGATTACATTGCAGGAGATATATCTGCTACTGAGTTTAAAGACCGTGTAGACACAGTTGTTACTCGTGTACAAAACTCTGACCCAACAATTAAAGCAACACTTAAGGCTTTTTATCCTGAGATTACAGATGCTGACCTAGTTGGTTACTTCCTTAATCCAAAGGAAAACCTACCTAAGTTACAAGAGAAGGTAACGGCATCTGAGATTGGCGCTGCTGCTACAGGTGCAGGTCTTGGTACAAATGTTACTACAGCAACTGACCTTGCCAAGTTTGGTGTAGACCAAAAGATGGCTCGTGAAGGCTATTCAACAATTGCTGGTGTATTGCCAGGTGCTACTAAACTTGGTGACATTTACAATGAGACTGGCGTTAAGTACGCACAGGCTGAAGGTGAAGCCGAAGTATTTAAGGGCAGCCAACAAGCAGCAACTAAGCGTAAGCGTTTAGCATCTATGGAACGCGCAGCCTTTGGTGGCAGCGCAGGAACAAATCAAGACAGCCTAGCAAGAAGCACGCAAGGCTTACTATAAACAGAATCCAGAGCGGACCCACCAGCCCCGCCTGCGTATAAGACTGGTAGCAGAAGCCAGACGGTATTCCCCAATGCCGAGCCTGTGGTCTGCGATTCAACTAATGAGATGGGAGAACGGTTGCTATGAGCAACAACTACTGGGACGAAGACGAAGACGACATCGATACAACTCCAAACACTGAAGAAGGCGCAATGAAACAATTGCGCAAGGCTAAGCGTGCGGATGAAAAACGTATCAAGGAGTTGACCGACAGGCTTGACGAGTTCACTAAAGCGCAACGTGAATCAATTATCAAGAAAGTCCTAGAATCAAATGGCGTTAGCCCCAAGGCTGCACGTCTAATTTCAAGAGAACTAGAAGGCGATATTACAGAAGAGGCAGTCGTTGACTACCTTACTGATAACGCAGAAGTTTTTGGATTAGAAGTTCAGTATGAGCAAACGCCTGCAAACACCCTTGACCGTGCTGCATTACGTCAGCAGGACATGGTAACACAGCAGGCGTTGACGCCTGATGCCGAACAAAATCTGGCATATCAAGTAGACAATGCTTCGGAAGAAGAACTGCTTGCCATGATTTATTCAGGCAAAATTAATTAACAACAACCGAATCTAATACCCTCATAAGGAGGTGCAATAAATGGCTAATGCATATACAACCACTGGCTCCAACTCGCTTGGAGGTACCATTGGCGGTGCTGGTCTCGTACAGAAGGCGTATGACCGTCTTGTAGAGTTCGCACTCCGTGCACAACCACTAATCCGTTCAGTTGCCGATAAGACACCTGCACGTCAGAGCATCCCTGGTTCATCAGTTGTTTTGCAGCGTTATGTTGACTTAACAAAGAAGACAGCAACACTCACAGAAACAGTTGACCCAGATGCAGTAGCGTTGGCAACACCAACCTACACAACAATTACTCTTGCAGAGTATGGTAACGCAGTACTTGTAACACGTGCTTTGGAACTCTTCAGCCTTGCTGATGTAGACCCAGCAATTGCTAACATCATTGCGTTCAACATGGCAGACTCAATTGACGAAGTTGCTCAGACAGTGCTACGCGCTGGCGACAATGTACTTCGTGGCGGAACTGCTACATCAACAGCAACTCTTGCTTCATCTGATGTATTTACATCAGCGCTAGCACGTAAGGCAACTGCAAAGTTGCGTGCTAACAAGGCTATCCCACGCAAGGGTTCACTCTACTGGGCTGGTATCCACCCAGAAGTTTCACATGACCTTCGCGCTGAAACAGGCGTAGGTTCATGGCGTCAGCCACATGAGTATCAGTCAAATGATGCTATCTGGGCAGGCGAAATTGGTACATACGAAGGTGCTTTCTATGTAGAGTCACCACGTTTGTACAACGACAAGGTAGGTGCTAACCGCACTACTTCAGGTACAACAACAACTGCATCAGCAGCGTCAGGAGCAACAACACTTGCTCTTACATCTACTTCAGGCATCAATGTTGGCGATGCAATCATGGCAACAGGATTGACAACATCAACAACATATGTAACTGCAATTGATGGACTAAACGTAACAGTATCTCCAGCAGTTCTATCTGCTGGTGTTACATCAGGTGCAGCAGTAACAATCACTCCAATTACAAAGGTATTCAACACATACTTTGCTGGACAGCAAGCACTTGCTGAGGCAGTTGCTGAAGAGCCACACGTTGTAATCGGACCAGTTGTTGACAAGTTGATGCGTCACCGTCCACTCGGATGGTACGGCGTACTTGGTCACGCTATCTACCGTCAAGAAGCGCTTTACCGCGTTGAGACATCTTCATCAATTGACTTTGTGTAAGCAATAGTTAACTGACGACAGAGCAGGGGTTGCATGTGCGCCCCTGCTTTGTAGTAAGTCAACTAAGGAGACTAATGACTAAGTATTACCTAACAACTCCTACAGAGGAGTACGGTCCAGCAGGCGGTGGACGTTTGTTTATCCGCTATCGCTTGACACGTGGAGTCAGTCTCATGCGCAATAATGGCGTTTGGTCTGAAACTAGATTTCCAACTGAAAATGTAATTGCAGAGGCTGACCATTTTTATTTAGGTGGCAGTGAGTATGAAATTAAACAAGACATATATCAGTCATTAATTGACCAAGGATTTGGTGAATACGTAAGGGCGGAATAGTGGAGCATCAGCATATTAGCAAGGTGCTTGAATGGGGATTCAGCGCAGACCATAACTTTGAAGCAACCCTTTGGGGTTGCGTGTTATGTGATGTAACAGCAGATAAGCCGTTTGAGTATGAAGAGATTTCAATTGACCACACGGCGTGTGATGATGATTGTTTTGGTTGTAAGGCTAAAGGTTTACAACTAGCAACAGGAGATGCATCTGGCAAAATTATTGCTAGCGGTACTACTCAAAAAAAATGGGACAAAGAATTGGCTTTCTATAAAGAGGCTAGAGCACAAGGGGTACAACCCGAAGGCACTAATCGCAAGGCTATAGAAAAAGCATTAGATGCATCAGCGGTTTTAAATCAAGCCTATGATGCAGGAAAGATGCCTAAAGCCAAGGATATAAATAAAGAAACCGTAGCAGTAATGAAAGAGATAGGACAAATCTAATGCCAGCAATGAAGAAGAAGGCAGCCGCTATGTCAATGAAAAAAGACATGGCACAGGATGCAAAGATGATGAAGGGCATGAAGCCAGCGCAGAAGTCCGCCTTCAAGAAGGCTGACAAAAAGATGGATGTTAAGAAGCCATCTGCTAAGGCAGACATGCGTATGGACATGGCGCTTCGTAAGCGCATCATGAAGAAGGGCAAGTAATTATGTGCACAGCATGCGGATGCAAGGACACAGCAGTAACTATTGACGCACCAGTGCGTAACAGTACAAAGCCAGCAGCAGGAGCAATCCCTGGCTACACACAAGGTTCATCAATTGGTGGACAAGAACTTCATCGCTCAGATGCAAGTGTAATTAAAGGTTGGAATGTTCCAGCACCATACGGAAAAGGAAAGTAACAATGGCTAACGAATACATGAAATCAAATGAGACAGCAGCAGGTCTTGTTATTCCTGCAAAGGTACGTAAGGCTGCTACAGACAAGTCCTCTTGGGGCAAAGACTTTGGCGGTGGAGTAGGTCCAGGACAGGCTCCAATGTCAGCACCACGTTCAGGCAAGGGTACATCTAGTGGACCTGCACAGGTTATCAAGGGTGTATACACACAGCCTGAAGGCGGACGTAGACCTTAATTATGGCTAACATGAAAAAGCCAGCGATGAAGAAGCCTACAGTATCTCGCGCTCCCGCAAAGAAAGTTCCTTCTGGAATGAAAGTTAATATGCCTAAAGTTTCAGGCGCTAAGCCTGGAGTTAAAAAGCCAATGCCAAAGGTTACAGGCGTTAAGCCTTCTACAAGAGTGCAAATGCCTCTTACAGGACCAGCAGCAATTAAAGCAATTCAAGACCGCACATCACCTAGTGGTGTAAAAAAGGCTGAAGCAGGTGCTAAGAAGGCAATTGATAAAAAGTATCCAGGTCTTTATAAGAAGAATAAGTAAGGTTAAATAAATGGCTAACTCCGACCCACGTCTTAAGCGAGCAGGTGTATCAGGCTACAACAAGCCAAAGCGTACACCGTCACATCCAAAGAAGTCACACGTTGTTGTGGCTAAAAAAGGTAGTCAGGTTAAACTGATTCGTTTTGGACAGCAAGGCGTGGTCGGAGACCGTAAGCCAACTGCACGACAGGCTTCATTTAAAGCCCGTCATGCTAGCAACATTAACAAAGGCAAGATGAGTGCCGCATACTGGGCAGACAAGGTTAAATGGTAATGGCTAAAAAAGTTTGGGAAACACCTAACCCAAAAAAGAAATCAACACCATTGTCACCTGCTGCTAAAGCATCAGCAAAGGCTGCCGCTAAAAAGGCTGGTAGAAAATATCCTAATCTTGTAGACAATATGAGGGCAGCACAAAAGAGGGGCAAATAATGGTGCGCACAGGGCAAGCGGCACAAAGAATTAAAAAAGAAACTGATGCTAAACCTAAAGTAGGTTTTAAAAAACTTGCTAAAGATGCAGCACTTAATGCCGTAATGATTGCAGGACCAGGTAAGTTTGTTAAAGGTGCTAAAGTTGCTGAACAAGGAGCCGTTGCTGCTGCACGATTAGCACGCAGAGCGCGTGGTGGTAGTGGGACAGCAAGCCGTATGCAAAAGGCTTCTAAGTCAACTGACGCATCTCGCCGTGAGGCTAAGCGCCGTGCAGAAAATGCAGCCAAAGAAACACGTGTAGAAAAAGCAGAAATACCTAGTCCATCTAAAGTTGTTAAACTAGCACCGCGTAAACCACAGCCTGCATCTGAAACATTTAGAGTTGCTCAACGCAACATTCGTAGAAATGTTGCTGGTGTTGATAAACCAAAGGCTAAGATTCCAACTAGTGAAGCACAGGCTATTGCTAAAGAAGCAGGACGTAGACCTATTGCTCCGCGCCCAAGAGATGTTAAAAAGGGTAGCGAAACTAAATTAACACCACGCGAAACGCTTTATGAAAAGTTAGGCAAAAAAGCACCTGTTAAGGTAACAAGAAAAAAGCCTATGTCACAAGCAGAGATTGCTGTAATTAAAAAATCTGAACAAGAATCTAAATTGGCTAAACTTGCTCAAAGACCTGCTAAGCCTAAAAGTGGCAAACTTGAAGATAAAAACTTTAAACTGCCTAAGCATAAGGTTAATGTTGGTACGCCAAAGATTGTTAAAAAAGAAACACCAAAAAAAATAAAGGTTACTAGACCTGCACGTGGCAATAAAGTAGAGTCTGCGGATATTGTTAAGGGTCGTCCAACTGGTTGGAAGAATTGGTCTGAACCTAAAAAGCAACGCTGGCTTGAGAAGCGTGACCGCCAACGTGATACTGCTGCTGCAAAAGCAAATCCAAATAGATACTCTGGTCCTAAAAAAGAAACGGGCAATCGCCTTGCTACAGAACGCAATCTTGAAATTGGTCTTGTTGATGTTAAAAAAACTATGCAAAAAAACGAAGCAAGGTTTGCTAAGAAAAATGCTGCCAAGGTAGATGCAACTTTAGCCAAGGCTAAACAAGCACGTCAAGGTCGCAGTTTGCAAAATACATTTAATAAGCCAATATTTAAACGCAAGCCTTCAACTGGCAAGTTAACAGTTAAGCGACCTATTAAGCCAACTAAGGAGTAGGAATGACTACATATGGAACTGCAACTTACAATGGAACTAGTTATACCTTGTATGGTCGTCCTGGGTCTACACTTCGTGACGAACTCAATCGCCTTGCTAACGGTGGCGAGTATCCAGCGTACACAGAATACCTTGATGAAGACGGAGCAGTTAACAACTGGGTAGGAACTCCAGCGGGTACACCGCTGGCATCTGCTCTTAATCTTAAGTCTGACCCTAACCGCCCCTATACAGCATACAAAGGCAACAATGCTGCTGCATGTGAGATTGCTGGCATTACAGACCCAGCAAAATACATTGAGATTGTTACTGCACTAAGAACGGTTGCTTCCTAATGACAACACTAGATAATTTAATTGATGACGTACAGTTAGACCTTGCAGGTTTTACGTACCGTCAAGACCGAGCAACTTACTTAGTATCTGCTGCTACCAGTTCAGACCTAGTACTTAACGTTGCTACCACCGACAATATTGCTAAAGGCATTATTGAAATTGATGATGAAATGATGTGGGTAGATTCTTATGACCGTCAAGCAAACACTGTTACTATCGCTCCTTTTGGGCGCGGATACAATGGCACTACTCCTGCTGCTCACGCTACTAATACAAAAGTAGTTATTACTCCTACCTTTCCACGTCAAGTTGTTAAGCGTGCAATTAACGATACAATTGGTGCAGTATACCCAAAGGTATTTGCAACTGGCTACACAGGTGTTACATTCTTGGCTAGCCGTACAACATACGCAGTACCAGCAGAAGCCATTCAGATTCTTTCAATGGCATGGCAATCGGTGGGACCAACAAAAGAATGGCTACCAATTCGCCAGTGGCGTTGGGACCCTATTGCTTACCCATCAGCATTTCCTACAGGTAAGACTGTATCAATCTACGACAATGTACTTCCAGGTCGTACTATGAATATTATTTATTCACACTTGCCAGTGCCATTAGCAAATAACTCAGATGACTTTGAGACTGTATCGGGACTACCATCTTCAATGCGCGATGTAATTATTTATGGTTCTGCTTGGCGTTTGTCTTCATACCTTGACCCAGCACGTAACTCTATTACTACACCTGCATCAGATGAAATTGATACAAAGCGTCCGTATGGCACAGGCACTACAGTTACAAAAAACTTGCAAGCGTTGTACTTACAACGCCTTGAAGAAGAATCCCTGAAGCAAAAACTTCAGTTCCCTACCCGCGTCCACTATTCACGATAGGCGAATAAATGACAGTACGTAAGTATACCTCCCGTTCACAGCAAACAACACTGTCATCAGCAGTTACCTCTGGTGCTACTGTTATTCCAGTAACAAACGCTTCTACGTTACTTGCTGGTACAACTATCTCTGCTGGTCAAACCTTTGTAGTTGTTATTGACCCAGATACAGCCCTTGAAGAAATTGTAGAAATTACGGCTGCTTCGTCTAACAACCTGACAGTAACTCGCGCTGTTGACATGTCTGGTGCATCAGCACAAGACCACTCATCAGGTGCTGTAGTGCGTCACATGGTTATTGGTCGTGACCTTCGTGAGTCTAACCTACACATTGAGGCAACTGGTGCTTATAATGATGGTACTGGTACTCATGCTATGCACGGTTTAGGTGCATCTGATGGTGTAGTAGTTGGAACTGCTGCAACACAGACACTCACAAATAAGACATTTACGACACCTACAGTCAATGGTGCTACTTTGTCTGGTACAATTACTAGTACAGCAACAGTTACAGGTGGCACCATTACGGGTGCCACTATAACAGGTCTGTCTAGTGCAGGTATGGTTAGTTCATCTGCTACTCCTAAAGACTATGTAGATGCTATTCTTGGTTCAGCAACAGCAGCAGCAACCAGTGCTGCTAGCGCAGCAACAAGCGCTACGGCTGCAGCCACATCTGCTTCATCCGCAGCAACATCGGCAACAGCCGCTGCTACATCTGCTGCATCTGCTCTTACATCACAAACCGCAGCAGCAACTTCTGCAACTAGTGCAGCAACTTCTGCTACCGCAGCGGCTACTTCAGCAACATCTGCTGCTGCATCTGCAACTGCTGCAGCAACCAGCGCTACCAGCGCTGCTGCTTCTGCTACCGCTGCTGCAACTAGTGCTACTTCTGCTGCAGCCAGTGCTACAACTGCTGCAAACTCTGTGGCTACTATAGCCTCATACGCAACTACTGCTTCTAACTCTGCTGCTGCTGCTGCAACTTCGGCTACAAGTGCCGCTGCAAGCGCTACAGCAGCCTCTACAAGCGCGACTAGCGCTGCTGCTAGTGCAACTGCTGCCGCTACCTCTGCAACCTCAGCAGCGGCTTCTGCGACTGCAGCAGCCACAAGTGCTGCTTCAGCCCTGACTAGTCAGACCGCTGCTGCTACATCAGCATCTAGTGCTGCAACCTCAGCCACTGCTGCTGCTACAAGTGCAGCAGATGCCCTGACATCAGCCAACAGCGCAGCAACAACTTACGACAACTTTGATGACCGTTACTTAGGTGCTAAGTCATCTGCTCCTACAACAGATAATGACGGCAACCCACTACTTACTGGTGCGTTGTACTTTAACTCTGTTTTGGCTGCTATGTATGTATGGACTGGTACTGCTTGGTCTGTTATGGCAACAAGCGGTGACATTGAATCAGTAACTGCAGGCACAGGATTAACAGGTGGTGGTGCAAGCGGTGCAGTTACTGTAGCCCTTGACACATCAAGTGTGTATGTAGTTCCTGCGCAGTCTGGTCAAACTGGCAAATATTTAACTACTGATGGTACCTCTGCTTCTTGGGGAACTGTTGCTGGATACCTAGCACCTACAATTGGTACAACTACAATTACATCTGGTACCACGGTATCTACATTGACATCTGTTGCTTTAAGCAACGCATCATTAACAGGTACAGTTACTGCTGGTGGTTCTGCTGGAACTAGCGGATACGTATTATCTACTACTGGTACTGGCGTACAATGGGCTGCTGTTGCAGGTTCTCTTGCACAACCAACTGAACCAACATCTCCTAGTGATGGACAAATCTGGGTAGACACAGATGGCACAGCACTTATCAATCAGTTGCTACGCTGGTCTAAGGCACCCGCTAATGGAACAACAACTCTATCTGGCAATGATGATAACTCAGTACCGCTGACCTACAGCGTAGGTTATGAGCAGGTATTCCAAAACGGTGCATTACTTGCACGAGGTTCTGACTACACAGCAACAAGTGGTACAAGTATTACATTGACTAACGCCTCTGTAACTGGAGACATTTTTGAAGTCTTTGCTGCACAACCTGTAGCAATCTCTGATGTGTACACACAGACTCAGGCTAACTCAGCGTTTATCAGCAAATCTCTGACTACTACTACTGGTGACATTATCTACGCGTCAGGTGCTAACACACCTGCTCGTCTAGGTATTGGTTCTACTGGTCAAACTTTATCCGTATCTGGTGGAGTTCCTGCTTGGGTTTCTCCTGGATTAACAAAAATTATGTCAGCAACTTTTAGTGGTGTAGCCAATACAGGTACTACTTTTGACGGAGTATTTAGTAGCAGTTACAATAATTATGTGATTGTTTTTTCTAATTTATTTGCATCAGGCAATGTTAATCTTTTGTTTCAGTTAAGGAAAGCAGGACCAACAACACAGGCAAGTGCTTATTATGGAACAAGATTATCAGGAAATACATTAGCAACAACAACAAATGGAACTTCTTTTGACTTGTTTCCGTGCAGCACAGAGTCATCGGCTGGTCAAATATTATTGGCTACAGATGCAACACCAACTCAATTAAGTTACACAATGTTTGGCAGACAGTTAAACCAAGCAATAATTGGCGGCTTTATGAACGACTCAGTCGGTGCTAATGCAGCAACAGGATTTATTTTATCCCCATCAAGCGGAACAATAAGCGGCTTTGTGGCTGTTTATGGATTGGCAGACTAATGACAACTAAAGCAGAAAAAATTGCAGCATTTAAGGCAGAATATCCAACCCTTAAAGTTGGAAGCGATGAAACAGGTTACACAGAATTAAATGCTGATGAATATGAAGCAAAGATTTCTGAATGGGCTGACAATATATTGGCTAAAGAAGCAGAAGAAACAGCCAAGGCTGCTGCAAAGCAAGCACTCCTAGATAAACTAGGCATTACAGAAGAAGAAGCACAACTACTCCTAGGAGGAAACTAACTTGGCAACCATAAGCAATACACCAAGACCAGGCTATGTCTGGGATGCTACAGATAATGTCTGGTATCCAATCGGAGTAGGTGCTCATCAGCATACTAATGCTGCCGATACTCCAGCGGTTATTCCTAATGCGCTAGTAGATGCTAAGGGAGATTTGCTTACTGCTACTGCGGACAATACCCCAGCACGCCTTGCCGTGGGTAGCAACGACCAGGTGCTTACCGCTGACTCAAGTACGGCTACAGGATTGAAATGGGCTACACCTGTTGCCAGTGGAATGACTTTATTATCAACAACAACAATGAGTGGAACCTCTACAACAATATCAGGTATTAGCGGAGCATACAATCAGTTGGTTATTACAGTATCTGATTTTTACCCATCACCAACACAAGGTTCTTTTTACTTTAGACTTAATTCAGATTCAACAGCAAATGCTTATCGTTATTTAGAACAGCAAGGCGATAGCGGTTCACCTTACTCAACAGCATCTCCACAATGGTTTTTTAATGCTAATGGTTTTTATTTTGATGCAACTCAAAACAATGCAGATAGTAATGCTTTTGCTTGGATTGAATTACCTAATTATGCAGATACAACTGTTAATAAGTTTGCTCGTTTTCAATCATCTTGGACTAATTTTGGCGGTAACAAGCAAACTATTTTTGGTCACGGTTTTTGGGAAAATACATCAGCAGTAACATCAATACAGTTTAGCCATAATGGTCAAACTACTGCTGCAGGAACTATTAAGATTTGGGGAGTTAAATAATGACAACACCTATAGTAAAAGTTCACAATGTTGAAACAGGTGAAGAAACAGAACGCCCAATGACTGCAGAAGAATTTGCTCAGTGGGAGATTGATATAGCAGCATCTATTGCTAGAGAACAAGCAAAAGAAGAACAAGCATTAGCAAGGGCTGCATTGTTAGAGCGACTTGGTATTACTGCAGAAGAAGCAGCCTTACTACTTGGAGGTAACAACTAATGACCAGAGCCTATAACACAGCCACTACTCAGCAAAACTCTGGTGGTCCAGTAGCAGGTGTAACTGCTGGTAAGAACCTAGTAATTAATGGCGCATTTGATATTTGGCAACGTGGTACAACATTTACAAACCCTGGTTCAAACATTTATGGTCCAGATAGATGGACTATTGGTGATAACACAGGTTGTGTGTATACACGCCAATCATCAGATGCACCAACTGGATTCCAATACTTTTTAAGAGCGTTTCGCACAGCAGGAACAAGCAATACTTCAAATATAAATGTTGTGCAAAGCATAGAAACAATTAACTCAATTCCTTTTGCTGGTAAAACAGTTACATTATCTTTGTACCTTCGTAAAGGTGCTAATGGACCATCAAACCTAAACATTGCTTTGGTTTGGGGAACTAACACAGATGGCTCATTGTGGTCAGGTGGGGGTAACGGAGGAACAATTGCTGGAACATCTCAAGCAATTACTACTTCTTGGACACGGTATACATATACTGGAACAGTGCCATCTAATGCAACTCAACTATTTGTTTGGGCGTATTATTCAGCAAGTGGAACTTCCCCAGCAAATGAATACTTTGACATCACAGGCGTTCAACTAGAAATAGGCTCAGTAGCCACACCATTTAGTCGTGCTGGTGGTACTATTCAGGGTGAACTTGCTGCGTGCCAGAGGTATTATGCTAGTTTTGGCGGTACAAATTACAATGCAATTGGTACTGGCGTCTATGTATCAAGTACGGTTTGTAGAATTTTTATTCCAATGCCTGTATTTATGCGAACAGCGCCAACATTAAGTAATAGCGCCGCTAGTAATTTTGGAATTTTTAATGGTTCTGGTAATGACCAAGCATCGGGTCTTAGTGCAAACAGTTTAGATATTAATAGCGCAGCGTTAGACATAACAGTTACATCAAGAACTGCTGGTTATGGTGGCATATTGAATACTCGTACAAATCCAAGCGCATACATTGCGTTTAGTTCGGAGTTATAATGACAACTTATGAAGAAGTAACAACAGACACAGGTTCACAATTTATTAAGCGTACAAATGAGGACGGTTCTATTAACTGGATTCCAGTAAATGAATCCAACTCAGACTATCAACGCTATCTAAACCCAGAAGCGGAACAATCCACACCTACGTTTAACTAAGGAGTAGCCCATGGCTGGCAGAGACATAACCGATGGTCGCGCTACCCGCGCCATTGCCGTTGACCTTGGTATTGGTACAGGTACTATTTGGCAAAACTCAGGCGTAGCCTATGATGTAGCCATTGCTGGTATTCCGTTCTTCTTAGCAATTAAAGATGAGCGCCCTTACGAGCGTGGTACTGCACCATTTCGTAAAGAACAGTTTGATTCACAAACTAATCCAGGTGAGCAATCGCTTACTGGTTGGTGGTTGCGTAGTCAAAACTCTTTCCACACTGGTGAGGGCATTAAGTTCTATGACCCATTATCTAACCCATACGCTGCAACTATTTCTACCAACTCGTACCGAGTTGCTGAGGTACGCGGTGTAGATGTGTGGGTACCAGGTGAAGTCACGCTATTGCATGATGTTACACAAGGACATAATGTACTAACAACTATTGCAGCCAACAAACGTGTATCACAAACCATGCGTGCTATTCAATGGAATAACACTAATGGTTATTTATTACATGATGGTTATGATGTTGACCGTATTCATGCAGATGGAACTGTAGACCATTGGGTTGATTATACTGCTGGTACTAATGACCCTGTGTATGCAATTACAGATGATGGTCAGTTTGCATATTGGGTAACTAATGACACCGTAGGTGGCAAGTTAGATGTACGCAAGAAAGCATTAAGTGCAGCAGCAACATCAGCATCTACATCTATGTTTACAACTC